AGGATGCCGGTTCTTGCAACCTGTGGTGCATCCCCGTACAAGACGACCCGGCAGCCTCGCAGGCCTCGGCCACGATCGTGATCAACGGCTACGCCAATGCCGCAGGCGCCATCGCGCTGTACATCGCCGGTCAGCGCGTGAACGTCGGCGTCCAGTTGGGTGACAGTCCCTACAACATTGCGGCCAACATGGTCAGCAGCATCAATGCTGCCCTAGACCTGCCGGTGACGGCCGCTACCGGCGAGTATGGCTACGCCGTGCGCACCTTGTCGGCGATTTCGGAAGGCTCGGCCGTGGTCACGCTCACCAGCAAGTGGAGCGGACAGACCGCCAACGACATCACCATCCTGGATTCCTTTCTGGGCTGGAGCGCCGGCGAAAGCGTGCCTGCCGGGGTGAGTCTGTCCTATTCCGGCCCGACGCTGTCCGGTGGCTCCACCGATCCGTCGCTGGCCGCCAACGCCATCCCGGGCATGGGCGACGACCCCTACGACTTCATCATTCATCCGTATGCCCAGGCGCAGGCGCTGAACGATTTGCAGCTTGAGCTCAACGACGTGACCGGACGCTGGTCCTATGCCAAGCAGATCTACGGTCATGGCTACACCACCTTGCGCGGCATGCTCAGTGACCTGGTGTCGTTTGGCATGACGCGTAACGACCAACACCACACGGTGGCTGCCATCGATGTCGATTGCCCGAATCCCTGCTGGGAGTACGCGGCAGCTTACGGTGGCGCCAACGCGGTCGACATTGCGTCCGACCCTGCACGCCCGACGCAGACGACGCCGCTGCTGGGACTGCTCGCACCGCGTGCGGGCAACCGCTTCCTGTTCGAGGACAGGCTGGCGCTGCTCAGCTTCGGAATCGCGTCGAGCTTCATTTCCGGCGGCCAACTGCGCGTAGAGCGCGCCATCACGACCTACCAGCAAAACACCTTCGGTGCGCCGGATACCAGCTATCTGGATTCGGAAACCCTGCACACCTCGGCCTATGTGCTGCGCGCGCTCAAGAGCGTGATCACGTCGAAGTATCCGCGTCACAAGCTGGCCGACGATGGCACCCGCTTCGCAGCGGGCCAGGCCATCGTGACACCAGCCGTGATCAAGGGGGAGCTCTGCGCCGTCTATGGCCAGATGGAATACCTCGGCATTGTCGAGAACCTCGACACCTTCAAGCAATACCTGATTGTCGAACGCGACACGACCGATCCGAACCGGGTCAACGTCCTGTTCCCGCCTGACTACGTCAATCAACTGCGGGTGTTCGCGGTGCTGAACCAGTTCCGCCTGCAATACCCGGCATCCCAACTCGTCGCCTGATCGGAGGAACCCATGGCACAACGCATTGCTGGCATCTGTTTTGTGAAAGTCGATGGCGCGCAGTTCGCAATCTCTGGCGACATCGAGATCCCGCTCACCGAGTTCAAACGCGAGGCCGTCATGGGCCTGGCTGGACCTGCGGGCTATAAGGAAACGGCGCTTGAGCCCTACGTGAAGATCAACGCCTTGTTCACGCCCGACTTCCCGGTGAATTCGCTGCGCACCAACACCACCCTGACCGTCACGGCGGAACTCGCCAACGGCATCGTCTACACGCTCTCCAACGCCTTCGTGCGCGGTGAGCCGAAAGTTAAACCTGTCGAGGGCACGATCGAGGTCGAGTTCTCCGGCAGCCAAGGCCAATGGAGCAACAATCAATGAGTAAATTCCAATGAACAACGATGAACTGACGATTGTGCTGGGCAAACCCGTCACCGCCCATGGCGAAGAGATCGACCACATCACCCTGCGCGCGCCTACCACCGCTGACCTGATCGAGTTGGGTCAGCCGATGCGGCTGATCCCCGGAGACGGGATGACTGATCCGGCCATCGACGTTCGCATGAATGTGGTCGCCAATTACGTGGCCCGTCTGGCGACGATTCCGCTCTCGAGCGTGAAGGCAATGTCGCTGTCCGATTTTGGCAAGGCGACCCAGGCGGTGCTGGGTTTTTTCGGGGAAGGGAGTACGGGAGCGGACGTGGCAACGGAGATGACATCGACGGGCAGTTCGCCGAGCGCGTCTTCGACCTCGCCTGGTTCTTCAAAACCTCCCCGCGCGACATCCTGACGCTCACGCTCACCGAATTTGACCAGTGGAACGCGCAAGCCGAACGTATTGCGCGTCAACTCCAACCTGAATAGAGCCGAACCCTTTTATGTCTGATCGTTTTGAGTTGAAAGCGATTCTGTCTGCCAATGCCGAGAGCATGATTGGCGCGCTGAAATCTGTCGAGGCCCCGGCTAAGGCTGCGCGAAAATACCTCACTGACATTGGCAAGAGCGCGGCAGGACTGGCGGGCAAATTCGGTCTGCCGGTGGGTCTGGCTGGTGGTTTGGCTGCAGGGTTTGGTCTGGCGAAAGTCAAGGATGCGATCCATGCTTACTCGGAACTGGGCGAGGCCGTGCATCACGGCGCAACCCGCGCCGGCATGAGCGTCGAGCAGTTCCAGCGCATGAAGTACGTCGCCGAACAAAACGGTGTCGCAGTCGAGCAGATGGAAGGCGCTCTGGGCAAACTCAATCTGGCACTCGGCCGCGCGGCCGGTGGTCGAGGCAAGGAGGCTGCTGCACTCTTTCAGCGTTTGGGCATTTCCATGCGCGATGCGTCCGGCCAGATGCGCAGTGGCATGACGGTGCTGCCGGAACTGGCAGACGCTTTCGTGCGCAATGAAAATCCAGCCGTGCGTGCGCGCATGGGCATGGCGTTGTTCGGCAAGAAGTGGCAGGAAATCGTGCCCTTGCTGGAACAGGGCAGTCAGGGCATTGAGGAAGCGCAGGCGCGGATGTCCAAATTCAAGGGCGTCATGGGTCAGGAAGATATTGAGCGCTCCCGCGAATTTGCCAAGTCGCTGCGCGATCTGGAGATGGTCAGCAAAGGCTTTCAGATGACGATCGCCAAGAACCTGGTGCCCGCCATCAAGCCGTTGCTCGATAGTTTTAACGATTGGATGGCGGCCAACAAGAAGCTGGTTTCCAATGAAGTCGGACGGATGGCCAAAGACCTCGGGCATTGGCTCTCCAGCATCGACTGGCGCGGCATGGCTAAAAGCGTGCTCGCCTTCGGACAAGGTATTGGCAAATTGGTCGACTTCGTCGGCGGTCCGCGCAACGCACTGATTGGCCTGGCCGTCGTGATGAATGCCCAGACCATCGTGGCCTTGGGTGGTCTTGCCGGCGCGGTGGTACGCGCAGGCCTTGCGTTTGTCGGCATGGCGGCCCAGGCATATATCGCCGGTAATGCTGCACTGTTGACCATGGTGCGCACGGGTGTTATTGCCACGCTGACCAGTGGGCCTTTGGGCCTGCTGCGTGCGGCGTGGATGCTGCTTGGGACGACCACGGTGTCCATGAGTGGCGTGATGAGCGGGGCTTTCGCGCTTGTATCAGGCGGCATCCGTGCAGTTGGTGCGGCCCTGATGGCTAATCCACTGGGCATCATTCTGGCCATCGCCTCGGCTGCCTGGCTCATCTACGAAAACTGGGACACCGTGAAACGCTGGTTCGCCGGTTTCTGGAGCTGGCTCAAGGCACACGCCGATCTGATCCTCACCTGCCTCGGCCCCATTGGCTGGATCGCCAAAACGATCATCGGCCACTGGGAACCGTTGAAAGCGTGGTTCGGCAATCTGACTCAATGGCTTTCTGAGAAATTCAGCTGGATCATCAATGCTGCCAAATCAGTCGCGCATGTTGTGGGTTCCGCGCTGGGTCTCAATGGCGGTGATGTCACGATGAATCACACGATGGACAACCCAGCGGCTGGAACAGGTACGGCCGGCATGACGTCATTGCCGGCCAGCGCCGGGCGAACCTCCCTGATTCCATCTGCACAACCAGCCGGCAAGGTCGAGGGGCAAGTGAACATCAAGATTGATGGCCTGCCGTCGGGTTCACGCGTTGAACAGGTCCGGGGCGGAACGATGCCGATCAACGTCGATGCGGGCTACAGCGCCTACGCGCTGGCGATGCCTTGAACCACGACTGAGCAAGGAAATTCCTGATGAGTCATTTATCCAGTCTGCTGCGGCCTGCCTCGTTTCGTGGCGTGCCCTTTCAGGTCAATGGCGCCGATCTCGGTGTCGGTCGCCGCGTACAGGTCCATGAATACCCCCAGCGCGACCAGCCGTGGGTGGAAGACTTAGGCCGGGCCACCCGTGAAATGTCGTTCGATGGCTTTCTGATCGGTGCCGACTATGTCGATCAGGCCAACCAACTACTGGCGGCACTGGAAACTGCCGGTGCGGCCACGCTCGTGCATCCCTGGCTGGGTTCGATGCAAGTGTGCCTGTCGGCACCGGCACGTGTGCGCTTCGATTCCGGGCTGGGCATGGCAACGGTTTCCATGTCCTTCGTGGAGTCGGGCGAACTGGCGTTCCCTAACCCGACCAGTTCGACGCAGGCGGCAAGCAGGCTGACTGCAGACGGATTGGCCTCTGCTGCAGTGGCTGATTTCTCGCAGTCGTTCACCGTCACGGGTTTTCAGAGTTTTGTGTCAAGCGCGGCGCAGGGGCAGTTGTCGACGATGCTGGGGTTTCTTGGCGCCGGGCAGATTGCGCAAGTGCTCGGCACCGCGACCACCACTGCCAATCTCATCACGCAAGCTGCATCATTCATCAGCAATCCTGCGATGCTGGGGCAGACGTTGCTCAATGTCTTCGGTCTGTCCGGTGCCGCAGGTAGCGTTGCCGCTTGGTCCAGTGTCGTTAAGCTGATCAGTGGGGCCGCATCGTCGAGCGCGATGCTGCCGCCTAGCGTGAATCAAGTGACTCGCAACGACACACCATCGCGCAAACAAACCAACACGAATACCGGCGCGGTGTATGGACTCGGCCGGCAACTGCTGCTGGCGCAGGCGGTCGGCA